TTACTGGTGCTGTCATATTTTTAATTTCCTGTAATTGCGAGATAAGCCAACCAAGGTACAAGCCAAGGATAAACTAGATGTTCTATAATTTCGTATATAACTAGTGCTGTAAGTAGTATTGCCCATGTTCTCGATGTCTTTGCTTTATTGCTAACATAAGTAAACACCTTTGAATGAAATCTACCTATCCTATCTATTATACCTGGTTTCATAATATTATTTAGGCCGCCTGTGCTGGAATAATATATTTGTATGAAGCAATCCCGCTGTCTAATTCAATTTGAATAGCACCTTCGTTGCTTAGACTCATTTTAGTGTTGTTTACATCTGCAATTTTTAAAATTGCAAGTACACTTGCTACAGGCCATGTCCAACCTCTATCCAATGTTCCTTCAACATCTTGTGCAAATACAAACTCACCACCATGCGATGATGCATCACCAAAGATAAACTTTAAGTTAGTACCGTCAGTCTTTGCTAAGAATGTAGGATGTTCGCTGTTAGCGCCTGCTTGGAAATTAAAACGCTGTACTGCTGGAAGTGAAGGACTTACTTCTACGTCCCAGTTAACACCTCTAAACTTAACAGTTTTCATCTTTTCGTTGATATGCTCTGTAAGCATAAACTGATAAGAGTTTTTAAAGTCTGCGTCTTTGTTTACAAATTCTAATCCTGTAGGAATAGTTGCACCATTGCGTTCACCTGACTTTACAGTAATTACAGCATCTTTTTGATACTCACTACCGTCAAGTAAATATTTTAGTTTTTGCAACTGCGGCATACCAAATACGCCAATCATATCCGGATAAGGATTATGTGTAGTTGCTTCCATGATAACTGATCTGTCATCAGCCATTGAAAACATAGTAGTTGAATCTTCTTCGCCTGTAATTTTTACAGTTGTAAGAAAGCCCAAGTTTTGTGTATGTTCCACAATATCTTTTAGAATGTCTTTCATTATAGAGTTCTCCGTTTGTTAATATACATTATATTTAGGTTTATGTTTAATTGCAAGAGTTTTTTTAACCAATTTAATCAAAATCAAACAATTTGTTAAAGTTGTTATCACTTTTTGTAGAGCTGATATCCCACTCTAACACACCAATAAGGTTGCCTAGCTTTTCATCAATTACTGAATTTTCCATTTCAGCATCGTTGAAAGGCAGTTTTTTAAACCATTCTGGCAAACGTAATTCATCTACAGGATACGCAACACTAGTGAATCCCATAGGGTTATCTTTAACTTTACAAACAATTACTTTCGCACCATCTGTAATAGTTATGGAATACTTGTCATCTTCCATACGCTTCAAGGTATTCCAATTAATACTTGCACGAACATGTCCAGGCATATTTGCTTTACCTTGTTTCTTTTCTTTGTTGCCGTACTCAGTAATCTTGTTTGCACGTTTAGGCGAACCTTTCTCCCAACCAGGTCTTGTTTTAAATTCAGTTCTAAATTCTGTAATGTAATCTAGTACTTCTTGTTGTTCTTTACCTGCTAGTACCATTTCTAATACATTGCTCAAAAAGTCTTGAATTACAACAGGAGTATCAGAACGTTTCAAATCTAAACCCATTGCTTTAATCTTACCTGGCTTTCCGTCTATGTCTACACGTTTACCTTCTACATCATAGTAAAGAACTGCATATCTTTTCTTTGTAATAAACAGACCTTTACTTGCAACAATCTCTCTTGCTGCCGCAATAACATCTGATCTGCTTTTAGGACAATGGAAAGTGTCAGACATAAACTTAGGAAATGTAGTATTTGCTTCATCGCAGATTTGATCATACAATGCCATAACACTATCTTTATCCCAAGGAATTTTTCCTTTATCAATCTCTTCTTTTAACGTACTATATGCACTAAAGTAAGATGAGTCAGTATCACCATACACAATTGCTTTACCTGTATGGCTGTACTCTCCTGTAATAATCTCATTAACCTTTGCACTCATGTGCTTAACAATCTGCCTACCTGTAAGTGTAGTAGACTGTCCAATACGGTTATCAAAGAATCTACAACCTGGATTAAGAATAGCACCATACAAACTGTTAAGTAGAATTTTTTTAACAAGTTGTCTTTTTGCCCAGTACTCTTCTTCAATAGGATTCTTTGCTTTAATTGCATCACGCATCTTTGCCTGCATTTCTTTACGTTCTTTATACCAACGTTTTAACAGTCCAGGAATAATGCCTTCTTTTTCATACGTAAAGATTGTACCATTAGCACTTAGCATCCAAGGTTGATTGCTTTCGTAAATTAAATCATATACTTGTGCTGCACTAATTGTATCACTTTTGTCGCTGTCCTCCCAGTCGATAGTAATCTGTCTACCTACTTCACGTTCCATAACAGAGTCAAACTCAACAGAACCAAATTGGCCTTCCCAAGCATTTGCAAAACTTTTACCTTTTGCCATTTCGCCTTCAATACGTGCTTTTGTTCCATCTTGCCTTAGTTGTCCTACAATTGTTTCAGGACCCATGTTCAACGCTCTAATAACAGACGGATATAGTGAATTCAAGTCAACACTACCAATCCATTCATGAATACCCTTTTTAGGATATGCAACATAAGCACCTGCGGCAGGCTCACTACCTGGTTCACGTCTTACTCTATTAGGAACAATAAACCCACGTCTGTGTGCTTCGTTAATAATACCTTGTTCTGTAACAGCAACAGCACCCATAGTAGTTTGAATGAGAACAGTATTCTCATGTGCAACAGTATTAGCAAGATCAATAAATTTAAGTTTCTTATCTAGTTTGTCAAGTAGTGCAGTATCTTGAATGTTGTATTCAATAAATGTTCTAAAGTCGTTGTTGTAAAGTGAATCGAGACTGCCTTCATAAACAGTTTTCTTTTCACCTATTTCTAGTTCGCCGATAGCATCAAGTCTATATGTATGACGTTCTTCATAGTTATATTTTCTATACAGTTCTAGTGAGTCAACATGCACCCTACCAATTAAATCATATGTGACAGATGTTTTACCAAATTTTTCGTACTCACGTTTTTTAGGATACTGATTCCAAAGACATAATCTTTTTGTATCTTCTTTGCTTAAGGTTTTTGTAATTCTATTAACTGTGTACGGAATATCAAAGCCTTCACTGTTCCAGCCACTTAGTACATCAGCATCTTGTATAAGATCTAAAAATGCATCTAGCATCTCGCTTTCTTTTTCAAACAGAACAACATTGTCAATACCTTCAATGGTTTTCTTTGCTTCTTCCATTGAAAGTGTCTTAGGCGGAATAGCAAGACATACCATTGTTTCCATCCACTGCATGTATACAGCAATTGAAGTAATAGGCATAAATGCATCTTCAGGAGATGCATAACCTCTTTCAGGATCAAAGTCAACCTCAATATCAAAAAACGCAACGTTTAATTTAGGTGCGTCTTGATTGAGATAATTGTCCTCAAGCATTCTATAAATTGGATTGATGTCACTTTCGTAAAGTTTTTTGTTACTGTGAATAGCAAGTTCTTTACGAAGTTCTTTGATATTTTTACAAGTTACCCTTGATAATGGTTTACCATAGATGGATTTAAATTTTCCTCTAGGATCTTCGTAATAAAAAATATGTCTGGGATTGTATTCTCGATAATGACGTTTGCCTTTATCGTCACGTTCAACAACGTTGATAGTGTCTTGCCCTCTGTCATAGAAAGCGTCTACGTAACTCATGTTTTCTCCTGTATGTCACTTCTGGCTGACAAGTACCTAATAAGCAGTTTATGGCCTGCGGTTACCTTCTTCATTAATACTTATCTTTCTCTTTATAGTGAGTATAGCAAACCGGCTATACCAACACAACACAACACAAGGTTGGTTACAATTAGTGCAGGCTCGTTCCACATACAACTTACTATGAGCCACAGAAAACTACCTATTACTAATATTAATGGTCCTAACGGATAGTATCCTAAAGCGTTAACCCCAGTTCCAAGTATAAGAACAACAGTAGCAGTCCATTTTAAAAATATATCTGATTTTAATATCATACATGTATTATACGATATTTTTAGGTTGATGTCAAGTACTAAATTATATTAAGTGCAACAAGAAAGCCAAAAACGTTTATACATGCAAAGTACCCTGTTAGTAGCATAACCCAAGCAGCACCACGTCTTACTGATGCGTAGCACTGTGTTACACTACCTACAAAGAAAAATGGATATATAATAACCATATTTGGATCTTGTGCATTAAGAGCAAGTGTTAGACTTGCTATTATTGTAAAGATAAAACTAACTAGCTCAAAACCAAATGCTGTGGTATCTGACTTATAGCTGTCTATCCAAAAGCGTTTTATCTTTTCCAATTATTCACTCTCGGTATTACCGGACGGTAAATTATTTGTGATTCCGAGAATACCTTCAATGTCTTCCCACTCTTCTAAGTGTTTAGCCCAATCGTCTTTGTGAGCAATTTTAATTGCTTTATTAATTACTGATGGTTTGATCTGTAGTTCTTCTGCTACTGCTTTTACAGTATCCTTAAGACCTTCATTAAGATCCTCTACTTCACGTAGAACATTTGAACCTTCTTTGATCAATCTCTCTAGTTTAGCCTTTTCTTCTGGCCCGTACATTTTTGACATAAATTATCTCCTGGTTGAAGTACTATTATATAGTCATAAAAAAAGCCAGTCAAGTTAATAACTGGCTTTAGTTTAATTTTGGTTAATTCTTTTTATCTTTTTTTGATTTCGTTATCGCAACAAGAACATGTTTTGCCTACTTCGGACATGTTGTGATCGCCACCGCAATGATCGCAGTCTGTACCACAACCACATGTTGCTGCACTTGCTTCTGTAAGAGTATCTTCTGCCATAACGTCATACATTTCAAAACGTCCGCCGTTGCGTTCGTAAATCATGCCTGCAAAAATTTCTGCTTTGTTTGACTCTTCAACTTTTGATGTAGCAACTCTTTGAGCCCAGTTCCAAAGTGTTTCGTCAACTGGATCAATTTGTTGTTGTCCGCCACTTTCTTTTACAAGTTTCAGCATTTCAACAAATGACATTTTTGAAGGATCTTTGATAACTTCAACTGATTCGTTTACAGATCCTTTTTTGTTTTTAGCTGACTCTTTCATTTCTCCCATACATGCTTCGATCATTTCTTTAAGTTTCTTTTGATCACAGTTAGGATACTCTTTGCAGATTTCGGACTTCTTCATGCCTTTACCACACATTAATAAAACTTGTTTCTTGCTTGGTAATTTTTCTGCTGTAATTACTTCTGCAGCCTCTTCGACTGATTCTTTCTTTTTACCAAAGAATTTCTTTTGCTTATCTGACATTTCTTTTTTGCCTGACTTCTTGCCGCCTTTAGCATCTTTAGCAGCTTTCTTCATTGGCTCTTTCTTGTTACCGTCTTTGTCTAAGTCTAAAAAGTCTGGCTTACCTGCTTCAGCAACCATGTCGTCGAACTTAGCTCTAAATGACTCTTCTTTCTTATTAGATGCTCGGAACTCTTTAGATACTTTAACATACTCGTCGCCTTTCAAACCTTCAACATCTTTGTTATGAGTTTTCTTTAACCAACGTGCAAATTCTGTATCTTTGTCTTTTGCGGATAGCTCTTCGTTTACAGTTTTTGCAACTTCGTCATCTGATTCTTTTACTTCTTTGGACTTAGAATCTTTTTCAACTTTAGCATCTTCTTTGGCTTTTTTCTTTTTAGGTTTCGCAGCACCGTGTTCTTCTAGTGTAACAATTTCCATGTCTGCTGCTGGAACTTTCTTTTCTACACCGTGTTTAAATTGTACATCGTACCATTCAACATTACCGTTGTCATCTGGAATAGCATGACTTTCGTAAACTGGTTTACCTTTACCATATAATGGATGGTTAACTGTTGTTGCACAATCGTGGTCTTTTGAATGGCAAAGTTCTCTAACTTCGTCATCAGTGTAACCTTCGAATGTAACTACTTTTGGTTTATAATCAACACCTGCTACTCTTGCTATACTTTCTAGAGTACCGTCAAATGTATTTGAATTTTTTGCTTCCTCTCTTGGAAGTTTGTTTAATAAATTTCTAAAGTCCATGATGCTATCCTTTTAAGAGCTCCCACTCTGTTGTTAGTTTATCTCGAATACTTTCGCAAGTCCCAGCTTCGTATTCTCGTTCTCCTTTATTCATAGCATTATCTGCCTGAATCTCATACTCCATTTTTTCACGAACAGAGTTGATGTGATCGTTTGAAATAGTAATATAACTACTTATCCAACCGTCTAATTCGTCACCTTCTTCGATCATTTTATAGAGCGCAACGGCATTCTTAGCTATATTAGCTAATTCTGATTTTGCCATCTCGGCTTCGTGATCGGGCTTCTTTTCCATACTAATATTTATCTTTTCAGCGCAGCGCCGCCACCAAAAATGTTTCCTTTCATGTCTAGTGCGTTAACTGCTGTACCGTCTTTTTTCTTCTTTTGTATAGTTTTAGGCGGTTTAGGAGCACTTGTACCGCTTTTTCCTGGAGAACCTGTATAACTCTTATTACCAATAGAACCTTTACCAATAGCAAGTTGTGGACTTACGACTGTTGCTATATTACCAGAAGCTGTAGCGCCTGCTGTAGCAGACTCCAATTTCTTTTTGTTTTGCTCAATGGCATTAAATAATTCATTAAGTTTCATACTACTATTTACCCTTTTTTACGACCCGATTTCATATTAGCACACCAGTGATACATTCTACCTTTTTCACCGCCTGCATTCTTTGCTTTTTTACGTAGGCTTGTAACTGATCCGTTACAACTAGCACCAGACTTCTTTACTCGACCTGGTCTGCTTTTGCCTTTCTTTTTGCCGTCAGCAAAGTTTTCAACTACTGCATTTACAGTTAAAAACAACTTGGCAACTTTTACATTAGTCTCGCCTAGCATTTGTAATGCAGCGTATCTATGATGTCCGTTGATAATTTTGTTATTGCAATCTACAATAATAGGAGCATATGAGCCTTCTGAAATTTTATCTACTTGCTTCTTAAAATTTTCAAAAATAAACTCATTTTGTACTGGAACAATATCACCAATCTCCACTGTCTCTACGGTATGTCTAATATGTTCTAGGTGCTTATTTTTAATTTGGGGTAAGTCTTCTCTTTCGTAGTTTTCTTCTTTTTTTGTTTCAATCTTTGCAATTTCAAGTCCAATATTAGTAAACAAGTTTTTTAAGCCTGAAACACTCTTTAGTGCTTGTAGCATTAGTTGTTGTTCATCTTTTGCACGTCTTTCGTAAAACTGTACAAACTTTTTAGCGTTCTCCGGAGTAATATATACCATGCCTCCTGAACTTGCTCCGCCTGTATCTTTATAACTTAATGGGAACGGACTATTGTCTTTTCTATCTGCAATATTATAAATTACATCTATTTTAGGACGTTGCTGCTTTACAACAAGTTCTTGTACATTATCTTCTTTAGTTTTTTTCTTTTTGTTTTTAGGAAATAATTTTTTAACATTCATATACTCTCCGCCGACTGGAACGTCTGCGGTAGCATTTTGTTTTGTTACAATACCAACACCTGCTGCTTCTTCGTTTTTATTTTTGTTCTTCTCGTATTTTTCAATAGACTTGCGAGCTGATTTAATCATTGCTTTGTCGTGAGCAGCCAACTGGTCTTGTGTTTTCTTTTTCATACGATCAGCAAAGTTTTCGTAGTATCCTCTTTTTTCTATTTGTGCGCCTACTTTTTGAGCAATGGCGTCCCAGGCTTCTGCGTTTCGGTTCATGTGAATACCCAGTTCTCTAACTTTCATATTAGGATGTTGTTTCTCAAGCCATTCAAATAAAGCGGCAATAATTTTAGCAATTACGCCTTTATAATTACCAGCATACGCATCACTAACATTTACATACCCCATTGGGGGCTCTTCATAACCTATATATTGTACGCCAAGAGAAAGATAGAAATCTTTTCCGTTTCCTCCGTGATGTTCGTATTCATCAGCAGTGGTATACTGCATATACATATCTTCGTCATCAATGGCTTTTAGTGGAACATCTGGGTATACTGATTTCCAGGCTTTAATAACAATAGGATTTATTTCATCGTAGTATTCTACTTCCTCGTCATCATCAAAGTTTTCTACAATGCTAGGATTAATTTCTTGTGCTGTGAATTGTTGCATTAGGTCAACAATGTCATCATCGTGATCCAATATTT